CCTGTAATTTTTGTACACATTTCAGAGGTTATGGTCTCCATGCTTGTGCTGGGCATTGTTTTAAACTCGATAAAGATATAGAAGGAGGGTATGTCGGAAATTATAGCAAGGTAGCAAAAGAATGTAATGATTTTAATGTTAAACCAGAACTAATAAAAACTGAAAATGAAATACGAAGAATACGAAATTAAAAAAGATAATTCTTTTGAATATCTTAATAAACAATATGATTGTAATTTTTCCATTAAACGCGATATTAAACTTATCATTCAAGAGGCTGAAACTTCTCATAAAGACACGTTTGATGAACTTTATAACAGGGATTCATTAACCCCACAAAAGGTCCGACTATTTCTTGATGATAGAGAAAAACCAATTTATGGTATGATTATTTATACCATTGATTATAAGAATCAAAATGTAAAAAGAACTGCTTGTGGCAATTATTATCCTATAAGCAATTGGTCAGATAGTTTAGAGCCACATTTTTATCAAGGAAGTATTTGTTGGTAACTTGTTAAGCAATTAAAAGAGAAATAATATGATTTGGATAGGTATAGTGTTTATATTTGTGGGTACCATTATCAATTGTAATGTTAGTGATGAACATCCAGGAGTTTATTTTGGAACAATATTAGCATGTGTGGGTTATATGTTAACTGCAGCAGCTTGTTATGAAAAAAAAGCCTTCAGCAATGGATGTCTATCAAGGCAAAACCACACTTGAAATCACATACAAAGATAGTGTTGCCGTCGATAGTGTTGTAGTATTTAAGGATAAGACTGATGGTATAGTATCAAAGATGGATGGTGAACTTCTGAAAGTGAATGATTTGAAAAAGCAATTAGACTATCTTACAACTGAAATAATAAATCAAAAACATGAAGAAAATTGAAAGAATAATAGACAAGGTTATCATTGCCATCGTGTATCTGATAACCATCACCCTCGCAGTACTCCTGTTGATGAGCTGTGAGGAAGAACATCAATCAAAAAAGATTGTTGATGACTATAAAATAGTCGTTATTGACAGCTGCGAATATATACGAGGAACTTATCAGGTTGCCCACAAAGGCAATTGTCGCTACTGTACTGAAAGAAACAAAAAACTGATCAGAGAGCAAGTTGATTCTGTTCTCATTGATATCTATGATTAGTACCTCTCTTTGGGAGTCCTAGGTGGCCTGAGACACTGAATCAAGAAAAGTATATGGAACAACGGCTCAGCAGCCCTGCCTCTTTAAAAGTTTCCTTGAGCTGAAGGGGCTGTGTAGGTCTCTATGGGGAAGTTCGATTCTCCCCACTCCTACTAAGTAAAATATTTATTGATTTTTAGATTAGTTAGGTTTTTAGTAATTTTGCAAGACATAAGAGAACATGTTATGTGTGTTTTTTTATTATTTATGTTCATTTTGTTCTTTTTGGTCTTCTCAGTTTGTGAAAATAGAGAAGATTTTTCGGCTCCCATAGTTAAACGGATATAACAAAATCCTCCTAAGATTTAGTTCCAAGTTCGATTCTTGGTGGGAGTACTTGTCTTTAAGGCTTGATTGTTGTAAGATTCATTCCCGCACTCTGATTGGTTTACTCAATTGGGGTGTGGGATATTTTTATGCTATCAAGTCTATTAGAAATTTCATTATTAACAATTAAAAAACTTACAACAATGAGTACAAAAAGTAGTTTGGAAGAGCTGGCTAAGAAGCAAGCTATCCACGACATTAAAGAATCTCTCAAAGAAGAGAAAAAAGTGTTTCTGTTATTCAGAAAAGAACTTAATCCAATCATGGATAAGATTGTAGAAAACTATTCAAACAAAGTATCAAAGTAATCAACAATTAAACTTTAAAAACAACAATTATGGCAAACAAAAAATCAAGAAAAGGCCAGAAGCCTAATCCCTGGACTGCTCAAGAAGAAGAGCGCCTCATTGCAAACGTAGAAAAGCATGTTCTCTGTCTGACAAAAGCTTTTGAAATCACATCAAAAGAGATTGGCAGAACTCCCTCTGCAGTATCCGGACATTGGTATCAAAGAACTAGTATCAATTGTGGCAGGACTCTCTTTATGACAGCTTCAGGTAAAAGCGTGGCTGTAAACCGCAAAAACAGTAAGGGAATACCCCTGAAACTCTCTTTATATAAGAGGGTTTTGTCTATTTTAGGACTCTCTTACTAGTTATTTATAAAGTGTGTAAATAAGCATTATTGTGTGCATATTTATACATTTTTAATGAATACTATTGCATATTTATACGAATAATTTGTATATTTGCAGGTGAATTCGTGTGAACATATTTAGTTTGGCAGGAAGGATAACATTTTTGTATAATGTGCTTTCCTGCCATTAATTGTCAAGACAATGAAGAATGATATAAAAACAGCACTTCAGAACAAGGAATTTGAGGCACTCAAGGATAAGAACCGAGTTATACTCAGATGGGCTACAGGCTGTGGTAAAAGCAAAATGGCTATTGACTTGGCCAATAATGCTGCAAATACCTTGGGCTGTGATGGCAGACGTATTAAAGTAGCTTTCATTGTAGCAGAAAAGGCGCATATAAAAAATTGGCAAAATGAATTTGAGAAATGGGGACTCTTAGAAGGATGTATGGCAGTCACTATATGTTGTTATGCATCGCTGCATAAGTTAAGAGATACTCATTTTGATATTCTAGTCCTTGATGAAGCCCATCACTGCTTTACAGAAAAGCGTATGGATACACTAGGCACCATTAAGGCTGATTATATTCTTATGCTTTCTGCAACTCTTTCTTATCAGAAGATTGCTGAAATAGAAGCTTTGTTTGGAACAACGTTTACTGTTTCTACAGTCAGCCTGAAAAAAGCCATTAGTACCGATATACTACCTGATCCAAAAGTAAATATCATCCCTATGGAGCTCGATAATGTTGTCTATAATCAGAAGATAGTTATTGGTAAGAACGGGCCTACAGTAAAATGGGAAGACCGAGGAAAGTATATCTACAATAAGATTCCTTGTGTAATTAAATGCACAGAAAGACAGAAGTATAATTATCTCACTTCCTCTATGGACTACTGGAAAGATAGATATCAGAGAAGTAACAACCAGATTTTTCATAATTTGTGGGTGAACCTTGGAAGTCAGAGAAAGCGATTCCTTGGGGAGTTGAAAACCATATATGTGAGAAAACTTCTCAATACCCTTAATAATAAGAGGTATATATGCTTCTGCTCTTCTGTCGCTCAAGCCAATGAGCTATGTAGAGAAAATACTATCTCAAGTATGCGCTCTTCTAAGCTCAATCAGGCTATTATTGATGCTTTCAATGACAAGAAGCTTCGCACAATTTATGCTGTAGGTATGGCTAATGAAGGGTTGAATCTTGTAGATATACAAGCAGGTATCATAGTCCAGCTTGATGGCAAAGAGAGGCTGTTTATACAGAAGTTTGGCAGAAGCATGAGAGCCGAAGACCCTGTATCTTACATATTCTATTACAAGAATACTCAAGATGAGACTTATCTGAAGAAAGCCTTAGAAAACATTGATGAGAAATTTATAAGTTACTTAAACATTAATCAATTAACGTCTTTACAGCAATGAAAATTACATTTGACACGGAAGCCTGTAAGAAGAATGGAAAAGATGTAGATTTAATTCTGTATCTTATTTCATTCCTTGCAGGCTCCAAGATTACTCTTAACACTTTTGAGAAGGCCCGGCAACAGAACTTCTTGAAATTCAATCAGCCCTATGATAGGAATCATTTATTCCCAGATTATGTGGAATTGAGTGAGCAAGGAGAATTTTTGGCAGAATCTGTTATTGCTGACAGCAATACAGGTGTGAGCAATACTTCTGAAGAAAGGTTTACTAATTTGGCTAACAAGCTCCGAGAGTTATTTCCTGGAGGCAAGAAACCTGGTTATGCTTATACATGGAGAGACTCTACTTCCTGTATTGTTGATAGACTGAAAAAGTTTGTTACAAAATATGGTGATTATCCAGATGATGATATCATAGCTGCAACAAAGAAATATGTAGATTCTTTCAACGGCAACTACCAATATATGCAGCTTCTCAGATATTTTATCTGGAAAAACAAAGTCTCCGGTACTGAACTCATCAATGGCAGACTTGTAGGAGAAGTAGAAAAGCAGTCTCAGTTAGCTGCCTATCTTGAAGATACTGATGAAGAGCCTATTAAGAAGGTAGAGTGGGAATCAGAACTTAAATAAAGTATAGTATGGGAACAGTTGATTTAAATACCATAATAAAAACCCTCCAAGCTTTTACATATTTAATTATTCAGGTTTGCTTTCTTATATGTACTATTACTCTATATCGTAAAATGACAAAACGAGAAAGAGAAGAAAAAAAGCTTGCAAAAACACTGAAAAAGCACTTAAAGGAGGCTAAAAGGGTTAGTCGTCCATCTTTATGGCAAAAAATCCTTCGTAAATATTACATCTACAAAGAAATGAAAAATAGTTATGGGAGACTTGTATAATAAGACAATGGGTGACATAGAAGCTAAGAGACAGCGTATCATTGATGGCGGTGTCAACTGTATTCCGTCCCCATTTAAGCGTTTCCAGAGTGATTTCTGTGGCATTGAGCAAGATACTATGTATTGTATCACCAGCTTTACTAAAGGAGGCAAGTCCCAATTCTGCTCCTATGTATTCATCTACCAGACTATTATGTATGCCTACTTTGCCAAAGAGAAACTCGATTTTAAGATTCTCTATTTTCCTCTTGAGGAAACAAAAGAGAGAATCATGCAGAGGTTTATGTCGTGGCTGCTGTTTAAATACAGCAAAGGCAATATCAGAGTAAGTCCTAAGGAACTTCGCTCTACTACAGGTGCTGTAGATGAAGATGTGATTGATAGACTTCGGCAGTTTGATATACAAGGTATCCTTGAATATTTTGAGGAACATGTAATATTTCCTACAGAAGCCCCGAATCCTACAGGTATCTATAAGTACTGTAAGCAGTATGCAGAGGAACATGGTACCGTGCATAAGAAGACTATTAAAATTAAGGATGACTTTGGGATACCTCAAGAAGTTGAAGCCTTTGACTATTATGAGCAAGATAATCCTGATGAGTATCGCATGATTATCATTGATACTGTCAATCTTATTGACACAGAAAGAGGACTTACTCTTAAGCAATCCATTGATAAACTGTCAGAATATTGTGCAAAGTATCTGAGAAATCGCTATCACTATTCTCCCATCATTATTCAACAGCAAGCTTTTGAGTCTGAAGGAAATGAAGCCTTTAAGCTCGGCAGAGTAAGACCTTCTGTAGCTGGTTTGGGTGATTCTAAGTATGTATCAAGAGACTGTGATATTGTCTTAGGACTCTTTTCCCCTATCAGGTTTGGTATTACTGAGTATTTCGGATATGATATTACGCAGCTTAAAGACCACATTAGATTCCTTGAAGTCATAGTCAACAGAAATGGAGAAATGGGCGGGTTATTACCTCTGTGGTTTGATGGTGCAGTATGTGACTTTAAAGAACTTCCTAAGCCTGATGATAAAGCAGCTATGGATAAAGTGTATCAGTATTGTAAAACTCTCAAGAATCCTCCTCAGAAGCAAGTAAAATCTACATTGTTTCTGTTCAGGAATGTAAAAACATTTATTAAATCAAAAATCTAACAACAATGAGCAACTTAGTAATTGTTCTAGGGTCTTCTGGCACAGGTAAATCTACCAGTATTAAGACTCTTAATCCTCAGGAGACAGTCATTTTGAATGTCTTAGGTAAAGATTTGCCCTTTAAGGGTTCCCGTGCTAATTATACACGAGAGAAAAAGAATCTTATTCAATCTGCAAAATGGGATAGTATATCAGCAATGATGCAATCCATCTCTAAGAACATGCCTAATATTCATAACATCGTTATTGATGATGCTATCTATATTATGCGCACAGAATTCTTTGACAGGAGTAAGGAAACGGGCTTCAATAAGTACAATGAATTAGCGGATCACTTCAGAAAGATTATTGCTGATGGAAATAGTCTTCGTAATGATATCACTGTCTTTATGATGCTTCATACTGAGACTGTTGAAGCTGATGGCTCTGTCATTGGCTATAAGGCATCTACCGTTGGCAAACTTCTTGATAAGATGTACAATCCTCTGGAATCTGTGTCTATCACTCTCTTTGCTCAGCCTAAGTACGATGAGAAGGGAAAGCCCGAATTTGGCTTCTGGACCCACCCTATGAAAGTAAATGGTATAGAGATTCCTGCTAAGTCACCTGCAGAAATGTTTGAGGAGGACTTCATTCCCAATTCTCTCCAGCTTGTATTGGATAAAATGCATGAATATTATGGAGATTAAAAATCATTAACACAACAGTAACCTTTAATTAACAACAAAACAATGGAAAAGAAATTTTCAAAAATCCAGATTGCAGCCATTAAGCGCACTGCTCAGAATGTAGCACAGTTTGTAACCAAGAAAGAGCGTATTGACGCTAAGATTGCAGCTCTTGAAGCTGAGAAGGCTTCTTATCAGCCTATGATTGATGCTTTCCAGGGCCCCATCAAGGAGATGACGGGTGGTTATACTACCGAAGACCTTGTTTGTCGTGAAGTAGTCCATACTGGCAAGATTGACTCTAAGACTGGCAAGGAGATTCTTCAGACTCGTTATGTTCTGAAGTATCCAGAGACTGTCATTCCTCCTGTCTTTGAAACTGATGAAGTTCCCACTACTGCTGAAGGCCCTGGTTCTGACTTTGATATAGATAGAGACACCATCTCTTCTAGTATTCAGGCAGAAGAACCTGTGGAAGAGGCAGAAGTAGAAGAGGTAGAGGATGATATATGGTCATAATTAGCTAACACTGGTTAACGTAAGAACTCTCATGGAGACAAGTTCTACTGCTCTTTTCTGTAGTTGTACCCTTTTAAAAACCTGCAGGTCTTAGAGTCTCCTTTTTTAGAACTCATTTTTAAAACATAATATTATGGCAATTAAAGCAAATGCCTCTTCTAATGGAGGCGGTGAATTCAAACATTACATTGGTGTAGGTTCTTTCCGTGTACTTGGTGTTAACCCTACCAAGGAGGAGCTTTCTAAGTTCTATGGTAGGGATGTTCAGAATGACCCTGTGTATCTTACAGACAAGACTGATGATGCAGGCAAGCCTTACAAGAGTCTGCGTGTTTCATTCATGGTACAAGCTGACCCTGTATCTGCTGCTCCTGAGGGTCTAGAGAAGGGATATGCATCTAATGCAGCTCTTACAGAACCTCTGAAGACTACCGTCAGTTTCTTCCTTGATTCTCGTTATATGTACAATAATGATAAGACCAAGGTGCAGGTAATAGATATCTATGGTCGCACTGCATGGGTTACCATTGAGCAGGCTAAGAATCATCAGATTCCTGTCTATAAGAATGGCCCCGCAAGGATTGATAGCAACTATCGTCCTACTTATCATGGTGAGGAAGCTCTGACTCAGTTCATTCTCAATTATCTCAATGTCACTCCCATTGATACTTATAACAAGAACACAGGTGAGTGGGTTACCAATCCCAATCCTGATGATTGTGAGGGACGTCTGACTGATATTCAGAAGTATTTCTCTGGGGATATCACGGAGCTGAAAAATTACTGCAAGCTTATTCCTACTAATCTTGTGAAACTCCTTGTTGGTATCAGGACAGACAATGAGGGACGCCAGAATATGAATGTGTATTCTGGTATGACTCTTCGCAATGGTACTCGTTCTTACACCTATCTCAAAGACCACATTGATGGTCGTAAGTCTCAGGGTGCCCTGCAGAGTGAGACATATTCTGATGACCCTGTAGGTATTATCTCTGACATTCATGAGTATAAGGCAAATGTGAAGGAGACTGACCTTAGCAAACAGCCTGCGGTTGAAGACCCCTTTGCATCTTCTGTTGATGACCTTCCTTTCGGAGAGCCCACAGACAATGTAGACCCAAATGACCCCTTTGCTGATGTAGCTTAGAATTAATAGTGGTGTATGAAAGCCAATCCGAGTGAAAGTATCAAAGAAGTAATGGATAGGGTATCTCAAGGGGATATCCTAGCCCATTACTTTGATATTACCTCTCTTCCCGTGCTTATCAATTCACCACTAAGGACTGATAACCATCCCTCATTCAGCATCTATTCACCCGACGGAGAGAAAGTGAAGTACATTGATTATGCAACTGGTGAACATGGAGACATCTATAGCCTACTGCAAAAGTACTTCAACCTTTCTTTCTCCGAGGTGATTAGAATGATAGCAAGAGAGAAAACATTCAGAAGATACACCATACAGTCTGATTTTCGTGCAACGCCCTCTTTGGGTAAAAAATTTTCTACTCGCACATCTTCAGATATAAAAGTAAAGGTTAGAGAATGGCAGCAGCACGATATTGACTATTGGCAATCCTATGGTATCTCTCTCTCATGGCTAAAGTATGCGGAAGTCTATCCTATATCACATAAGATAGTATATAAGAATGATGAACGGTATGTCTTTCCTGCTGCTAAATATGCTTATTGCTTTGTAGAGCGTAAGGAAGAAAAGGTCACTTTGAAAGTCTATCAGCCTTTCTCAAAGCTTTATAAATGGTCTAACAAAAACGATGGCTCTGTAGTAGGTTTGTGGACAAAAGTTCCCCAGCAAGGTGATAAACTTGTCATCTGCTCTTCTCTCAAGGATGCCCTATGCTTGTGGTCTAATGTAGGAATTCCTTGTATTTACATGCAATCTGAGACCACTTCAATGTCAGAGACAGCTCAAAAAGTGCTGAAAGAAAGATACAAGCACATCTATGTCTGTTTTGACAATGATGCCCCAGGATTGCATGATGCTGAACACTTTGCTTCACAGACAGGATTTCAGAATGTTGTATTGCCGAGTTTTGAAGGGGGTAAAGATATTTCTGATTTCTACAAACTGCGAGGCAAAGAAGAATTTATCAAAACACTTAAACCATTATTCAAATGAAAGTAGAATGTCTGTATGATTTTTTCAAAGAAGGTTTGAAAGTTGGCATCTTCAAGCTTGAAGATATTACTGCTCTTGCGGAGCTTCTAACCGAATTGGCAGCAAGAAAAAAGGAGGAACAAAGCTATGAAGTAGACAGTGAATAAGAAAGTAAAAAATGCCACTCCGTTGCTCTATGACAATATTCAATTTAAGAGTACTCTGGAGGTGACAGCCTACAAAGCCCTGCAGCAAGAGGGATTCAATCCTCAATATGAGCAGCACACCTATGAAGTGTGGAAAGGCAGGAAATTCAGTGTCCCTTGTTATGACCTTCATAATAATCGCAAGCTTCACAAAGATACTTGGGAACTCAACAGTTATAAGGTACAGGGAATCAAGTATACTCCTGATTTTACATTTACCATAGGAGAGGTGTTTATCATCATGGAAGTCAAAGGATATGCTAATGACAGGTATCCTTATGTTAAGAAACTCTTTCGCTCATGGCTTGAAGAAAACATACCTCAAAGTATATTCTTTGAAGTACACAACAGAAAGCAGCTGATGACTGCAGTAGAAATTATTAAACAAATTAAATTACAACAATTATGTCAGCACTAGATGATTTTAAGAAAGAAGTAGAACAAGAGGAAATAGAAACACCTAATAATGATGGTGGAAGTTTTCAGTATCAAAGAACCTCTTTCATTGAATATCTTGAATCTCATAGATGGATAGGCAAAAAAGAATGTGAGTTCCTTAAAAACAGAACTAATCAAAGAACAAAGGAAGCTTTTTCCAAGAAAGGAAGAGGATGGGCATTGATAGATATGGGTACAGAAATCCTTAAAAGCATGTACAAATGAAAAGCTTAAAAGATATATCTTGGAATGTATCTGAGCCTGAATACAGAGAAGACCCAGCTCTCTCCTACTCTATCTTAGCAAAATACGAAAGAGAAGGGTTTGAGGGATTGGACACTCTGTTTGATAGGATTGAATCCCCTTCCTTACTCTTTGGAAGCTGTGTCGACTGTCTAATTACAGATGGTGAAAAGGCTTTCCAAGAGCAGTATATGGTAAGTAGCATTCCTTCTATGGAGCCTGCTGTAGAGCCTATAATAAAAGAGGTTTTCAGCCAGTTTCAGAACTCATATACTAATATTAATGATATTCCTGATGCCCTCTTAATGCCTATTATTTCCCAGAAAGGTTATCAGCCAAGGTGGAAACCTGAGACCAGGTGTAAAGCAATCAGGGAAAAAGGAAGTCAGTATTATCAGACAATGTTCATGGCCAAAGGGAAAATTATTCTTCCACAGGATGTATATAATAAGGTATTTGCATGTGTGAGGGCTCTCAAGGATTCTCAGCAAACTCATAATTACTTCTGTGAGAATAATCCTTTTGATAACGTGGAGAGGTATTACCAGCTGAAGTTCAAAGGTACTCTTAATGATGTCAACTACCGCTGTATGGCTGACTTGATTATTGTTGACCATGATAAGAAAATCATTTATCCCTGTGATTTAAAGACAAGCTCTCACAAAGAGTATGATTTCTACAAGTCTTTTGTACAGTGGAGATATGATATTCAAGCCCGTCTATATTGGAGACTAATCAGAAATACTTTGGACAAAGATGACTATTTTAAGGACTTTAAACTTGCTGATTACAGATTCATTGTTGTCAATAACCATGATATCCCTACTCCCCTGGTTTGGGAATTCCCGCTTACAAAAGCTCTGGGAGAAATTTCTGTAGGAGATTATTCTCTTCGTGACCCTCAAACTATTGGAGAAGAGCTCTATAGCTATTTGCAAGAAAAACCATTGTTTCCTAAAGGTATAAAGGAAAAAGGCGTTAATAACATTGTAGAGTGGTTAAATAAAACAGCAAAACTATGACTAAGATTGTAGGTAGAAAAGTAATGAGGTGCGACTCCCCAGAATGTATGAAGGAATACATGGAGTTCTGTAAAAACATCAGAGAAGGTGATATCCTTTGTGATGTGGGAGGAACCAATATCAGCTCAGAACTATTGTTAGTAGCAGGCAAGATAACTATAATTATTGGAGATATTGAAACTTACTCTTTAATACTCCTGGGAATGAAAAGACAAAATGACAAAATAGTCCCTGATGGTAAAAGAGTAGATATCACTCCTCAAAAGGTTGCCTTTGCCAGATTCTTAAAGTTGGTAGGACATTGCGAATACAGTCTGGTTGCTGTAGTTGATAACTATAGGGTCAATACAGGTCTGGTAATTTCTTACAAGGATGCTGATATGAAGAACTTTTCAAAGAATCATTCTCGTAAACCTAGATTAGGAAGATATGGGGATGATGGAGAGTTGTTAGTCAAACCAGCAACTAATAAACGAGGTTAAATATAAAACATTTAAATATGAAATTGAAAATCAAAGTAAAAAGATTTAAGAACGAAGAAGGAAAATTCATCGTCTCTTTACCAAAAGTTATCAAGAAAGGTGATTGGGTAGACTTGTCATCCTCTAAGGATATCATCCTCAATGCTCCTCAGGCAGGAACATTGAAAGGAAAGGAGGTGAAACACCGTGATGTCATTTCTGAAGTTACCTATATTCCTCTAGGTGTTGCTATGCAGCTTCCCAAGGGATTTGAGGCTATTATGGCTGCAAGAAGCTCTGCACCTAAGAAAATAGGTATCATGCAGGCTAACGGCATTGGTGTTATTGACAATACCTACTGCTCTGATGAAGATGAGTGGATGTTCCCTGCTGTAACTCTCAAAAAGACTTCTATTGCTGTCAATACACGTATTTGTCAGTTCAGGATTCAGCTTTCTCAGAAGGCTACAGTATGGCAGAAATTAAAGTGGTTTATGTCCTCTGGTATTGAATTTGTTGAAGTGGAGAATCTCAATAATGAAGTCAGGGGCGGTCTTGGAAGCACTGGCGTATGATTAATATGGTTCTTATTATCCTGCTTGCATTGTTCTTAGTAGCAATGCTTGCAGGGCTTACATATAGAAGGCTTAAAACTTCTACATATAAGTTCAAGGATTTTGAAGTCACAGAAATTCCCTACATCACTATGGATATTCAGGGCAACCTCTTTAATATGGTTGTAGATACTGGCTGTGCAGTGTCTTTGCTTAATGTTCCTTCTTTAAAAGGATGCGAGCTTCTTTACAAAGATATAAACAAAGCAATTGACCTCTCAGCTGTTACTTCTGATAAGATAGAGGCAAGAGGCATTAACATCAAGTTTGATATTGGAAAAAAGGAAATCTCAGAAGATTTCTATTTGCAGAACCATGAGGACTTTGCAAACTTTAACAAGATGCACGGCATTACTATTCATGGTCTCTTAGGCTCTTCTTTTTTCCACAACAACAATTGCAGGATTAATTATAAGAATCATCAACTTGAGGTTTTATGATTTATCTAGTAACAAAACAAAAGCAACTGTTTCCAAACAGTCTTTATACCGTCCTTTCTGTAGATGAATCTTTACATATGATGTCTTCATGGGAAGTCATTCAGGTAGATACTGAAACTACAGGCAGAGACCCACATCTTTGTGAGCTTCTATGTGTGCAGTTAGGCAATGATAAAGCTGATGCCAGAGTAGTTATTGATACATCGACAGTAGATATTCATTACTACAAAAACTTGCTTGAGTCAAAAAGGCTGTTGTTCCAGAATGCTAAGTTTGACCTACAGTTCTTCTACAATTATAAAATCATTCCTCGTAAGATATATGATACTATGATTGTAGAACAGTTATTGCATCTTGGCTATCCTGCTGGACAAATCTCTTATTCTCTGAAAGAAATCGCATGGCGTAGACTTGGAATCAATATTGATAAAACAGTCAGAGGAGAGATTATCTGGCGAGGATTGGATGATTCAGTCATTCAGTATGCTGCTGGTGATGTAACATATTTGGAACAAATCATGCACTCTCAACTGAAAGACCTCAAGAATCAGGAGCTTCTTAAAGCCGCTAAGATTGAATGTGATTTCATACCTGCTATAGCTTATCTTGAATGGTGTGGCATACATCTTGATGAAGAGAAATGGAAAGCAAAGATGCAAGATGATGAGAAAATGCTCAAGGAAAGCAAAAAGGCTCTTGACAACTTTGTAATCACTACCCCGTCTCTCTCTGCTTACACATTTGTCAATCGTCAAGGTGACCTCTTTGAAGGTTTTGACCTTACACCTAAGTGTACAATCAATTGGTCGTCTTCTCAACAAGTAGTAAAACTTGCCAAGGATTTAGGCTTTGATACTCAGGTAAAAGATAAAAAGACTGGAGAAGACAAAGATTCTGTTCTTGAGAAGCATCTAAAGTCCCAAAAGGGTATTTGTGATGAGTTCCTCAAGCTTTACTTTGCCTATCAAGAGCATTTCAAGGTAGTCACTTCTTTTGGTCAGGGCCACCTCAATGCTGTCAACCCAAAGACACATAGAATACACACTGTCTATCGGCAATTGGGAGCAGCATCGGGCAGAATGTCTTGTGGTTCTCAGCAACCCAACACTGATTTGGCTAAATACAAGCATCTCAGTCCCAAAGATTGCACCTATCCTAATATCCAGCAGCTGCCAAGTGATGAAGTCACCAGAGCCTGCTTTACAGCTCCTACAGGCTATAAGTGGTCTTCCTGTGATTTCTCTGCACTTGAGAGTAGACTCGGAGCAGATATTTATAATGAGCCTGCTATGATTGACGAGTATTTACATGGAAGCGGAGATATTCATTCTCTCGTAGCAAAATTCTGTTTCCCTAAAGAACTTGAAGGCATTGACGTAAAAGACATCAAGAAACTCCGTCCTGACCTAAGAAAGAAGGCAAAGGGCCCTGAGTTTGCTATGCAGTTTGGAGGCTCCCCATTTGCTATTCAAGGGGCACTGGCTTGCTCTATTGAAGAAGCAGAGCAGATAGCAGAAGATTATTGGAACGGTTTCAAGGGCATTGCAGACTTCAAGAAAAGAGGTTCAGAGTTTGTAAGAAAACATGGCTATATTCTTATGTGCAAATACTCAGGGCATAAGATGTATTGGTGGGACCATAAAGATTGGTTAGAACGCCAAAAATCATTTACTCAACAGTTTTGGGAAGAGTATAGAACCAAGCATAAAGGTACTGGCGATTCTATTGCTCAAATGGTATCCATGCATTTCAAAGCTGCATCTAAGTATGACCGTATGGCTCTTAATGCTCCGACGCAAGGCTCAGGTATAGTGATTCTGAAGATAGCTATGACTAACTTCTTTAATTGGATTGTTGATAGTAATTATTTTGGAATAGTAGAACTAGCTTCTCTTGTCCATGATGAGAGTAATATTATCTATCCGAAAGACCTCTCTGAAGTTCCTCTGATGCAATCTAAGTGCATGGAAGAAGCTGCTGCATTAGTATGTACAAAATTACCAATCCCCGCAAAACCAGAAATTGACACATGTTGGAAACATTAAATAGTATTTCAGAAGAACAGCAGGAAGAACTGATGTATCAGGCAAACATTCGCATGACTATTCTTTATATCCTCCCAGACATCTGTGAGGCATTAATGGTAGATATTGATGAGTATAGAAAGAAAGCAGGAGTTCCCCCAATAAAGTTCAAAGAAAAACAAAATTGGAAAGGGTTGCTTAAATGCTCTCGTGAACTTCGTAAGCTGTTTCTCACTACTGATATGGAAACACAGCTTTCCTATGAGGAGTCTTGCAGTGCTCTTCAGGATTTGCTAATGTATGCCATTGACAGATGTGATGATAAAGATAGCCTTCTTATGCAGCGATTTATTGACTACATCAAATCATTCCCTTCAAAAAGAAATATTGAATTTAAGTTTTAAATTATGGAATTCATTCGTACAATCAGAGAAAAATCTCAAACCAAGCGTTATGCAAACATCATGGAAGAAGCTGAGAGACTCATTACTCTCGATGACTTTGATGATAGTCTATTTATTGCTTACAATGGTGTCCCTTTTGTTCCTATTGAAAAGCAGTGGGCAACAAAGGAAATTGTAGAGAAACTCTCAGAGCTTCGTCACAACTATGCTAATGCTCGCCTTAAAGAGTGTGGCTTAGGCCAGTTAGCTATATCTTAGTCCAGTATGTTGCTATGTTATAGCAACTAAAAAATCAAAACAATTATGCTAATAGAAACAAAAATCAAAATCACCCGTAAGGTTGATAACAAGTATCGAAAAACTGTAGAAACCTACCTTACAGAGACTGAGTTCTTCTCAAATGCTGAGTATGCTCTTACTCACCTTCTTGAAGCTGATTTGGAAGCTTATGGAGGTCCAATCTTTGACTTCTATATTACCTCTATGAAGATGTCTTCTATCAAGGAGATTGCCGATCAGTTCAAAGGTGAGTATTCTTTCATTGCTACTCTCAAAGACATCTTTGTTGATGATGATGGTAATGAGAAAGCTCTCAGGTATCAGGTTCTCTTATGGGCTAATGACCTTACAGAGGCTAACCATAATGCCCAACAGTTAGCTAAGGAAGGCTATGACCTTCTCATCGAAGGTATCAAGCAAGTAGACTACGAGTATTATAACATTCATTCAGAAGAAAAGGAGGAAGAAGAATAATGACAAGTGAAGAAGTAAAGAAAATTGTATTCAATCAGCTACAAGAAGGTAAGTCTAATACAGACTATACCAATATGTCTATCACCAATAAAGACTATGCTGAGAGTCCTGTATGTAGTGACCCCGTCACTACCAATGATATGGTAAATCACCCCAAACATTATCAGTCGAAGAGCCCTTCTGTGAAGATAGAGTGCATAGATGCCATGAGAGCAGCTTTTGGAGATGCAGAAGTGGCTATCTGGTGCAGATTGAATGCCTTTAAGTATAATTGGCGCAGCAATAGAAAAGGTGGTTTAGAGGATATTAAGAAAGCTAATTGGTATCTCACTAAATATATAGAACTTGTAAAGAAACATGAGATTAACTTCTAAAGGAATATGAGATTAGCTAGTCATAACTCTTGGTCTTATGCCCGTCCTAAATACTGGTATATGTACCCCTTCCGCTTTATGGCAAGATGTCAGAAGCATTCCATCATTAATCAGTGGAATGCTGGAGTACGTATGTTTGACCTGAGACTATTCTTCAGTAAGGATGGTCTCTTAATTAGGCATGGGATACTCTCTTTTGACATCTCTGTGGAAAAACTTCTTGCTGACCTTCAATTCCTCAATGATAAAGGTAAGCAGGAACCTGTATATGTAAGAGTGTTGTTAGAGCAGAATCATAAGGTGAAGTCACAGGAGTATCAGGAGGAGAAGTTTACTGAATTCTGTGAGATGATTGATAGAACCTTCAATAAGATTTATTTCCTTGAAGGTAGGAGAAAATATGATTGGAAACAGTTGTACAATTCTCACTTCATCACTCCTAACATCACCCATTGCTATAGCTCTACTACTTCAATGTTTGGCTCAAATAAGAATAAATGGTATGCTAAACTTGATGACTTCTGGCCTTGGTTATATGCGCAGATACATAATGCAGATAACTATGCAAAACATTTAGGTTCTGACAACTTTATAATGTTTGATTTTATATGATTGAAAGTGGCTATTATCCTGCAGGATCTGAGTTTGATCCATCAGCACCTTGGAATGAACCTGTTATTCCAGAGAAAGAGTTTGAAGTAACTTGTTCTCAATCTCTCAGTAAAAATGTCATTGTTTACACAGATAACTACATTCCTGGAGCATCTGGAGTAGATTATGAGTCTGATGATGAAGGTGGTTATACTGCTGTGGGCTGGCATGACTCTGATGATACTTCTGATACTAATTGGGATAAAGAATATAAGAATGACCATTATACCCCATTAGAACTTATAAATAAGTTCAAGGAATACCTTATGAAACAATGGGATATATTAAAGGATGCAGAGGAAGCCAATGATGCTAGGACAAAGCAGAAAAAGAGGGAAATCAAGCATCTTATTGAGGAGTGTGAAGGTTGGACAGAAGATGAAACTGAATATGTTGAGAACTGATGAAGATTACTATTACTGTTAATGAAGATGGTACATATTGTAAAGTAAAAGACTATACTGACTAGTATGGTAATTACCGAAGAAACTATGTAGCACTTCATAGATGTGATTTAAAAGACAAGAGCATTATACGTGATGCTCTCATTGAAACATTAAAAAAGGTAATATAATGGAAAAGTTAATTATTCTTGACTTTACTACAGGAGAAGTAGATATCTATCCTGTAAAATATGATAATGAGCCTGATATAGATGAACTCTTAGACTCTCTTGGACATAGAGCCAATGACTGTCAATGGATGTTTACCCAGGGAAATATAACCTTTCATAAAGAAGTCTTGAAGTAATGGATAGTATTTCTAAAGCTCCCATGTGGAAAACTAATCCTAAAGAATACTGGAAAGATTGGTATTGGAACAGAGGTGGTAGAGAAAAAGTACAAGCTACCCGCTATATTGCAGAGTATAAAAGAGAACAGTTAAAAAAAGAAAGAAAACATGAACAAAGACCAGTTTGAGCCTCTTGCACAATCTCTCTATGAAAGAGGGTATAAGAAATATATTCAGCATTGGCATGAAGAGGATTATGTTATAGGCAAAGGCTTTCATAAGAAAGATAATAAATGGGAAGAAAATAGAAATGGTTACCAGCTGCTTCTTTCCATCTATGACTATTCTCTAAAGAGGGAACTATGGAATAGACTTCCTGAGAAAGAGAGAAATCATGTAGGAATTGAGGTACATGTTGATGTATCTAGAACTATTGATGAAAGAATGGAACTATTTCTCACATGGCATGATGATACTACCATTGAAGAGATAGAGAAGATTGCAGAATCTTTCTATAACTGGGTGTGTGCTACTTATCCAGAACCTAGAAAACAAGATTAATTATAATTGTACCTACAATGAATGATTGAAAAAAAGCTTACTGTAATGAAAAACGAAATCATTTATAATCGTAAAGGCAGCACATTGTACTATGCTGCCACTGTCAACAAGGTAAAGTACTATGTTGACAAAAACTGGAGAGTATTCACTGAGTATGACTTACTAAGGGAAAGGAGGTGGTAGTTATGCCATCTAAAGACCATTTATGCAAAGAGTGCCTGTATTTCTTCTATGATATATTAGGAACTCCTATCTGCACATTTGGACCAAAGTCTACATGGTCATATTGTCCTGCTTGCCCTAAGTTTAAGTCTAGTATGTCGTTATAGCATAACGACTAAATATCTATTATTATGGAATTAGAAAAAGCATTTAAACGTCTGCTTATTAAGAATCCTTTCTATGGACTCTTTGCATTAAGCCTGTCCAAAAGGGAAAGCAAGGCAGTTCCTACGTTAGGAGTAAAAAAGCAAGGACTTGGCTGTGAACTTATTATCAATCCTGACTTTTGGAAAGAACATACTGATGATGAACAGATAGCCCTTCTCACCCATGAGCTTAGTCATATAGCCCTTCAGCATATCTTTGGTACTTGGGACCATCTCCCTAATCATAAGATGGTCAATGTTGCTATGGATATGGAAGTAAACTCCTACATAGACAATCTTCCTAAAGACGGATGCTTTGCATCTCAGTTGGGTCTCCCTAATGGCAAAGGTACTAAGTTCTACTATGAGGCTCTGATGCAACAACAACAGCAACAACAAGCCCAATCTCCCCAACTGCCTTGTAATGGAGGTCAGGGAGGACAGTCTCAAAATTCTCAGAATCCTCAATCTTCTCAGAACTCTCAAGAAGAGAAGAAAGAGGAGGGAGAGGGTAATACTCCCCAAGAACAGCAAGAACCTCAGAAGCAAGAATACCCAGAAGAAATCCTTAATAAAGGTTTCAAGCCTATAGACTCCCATGACTCATGGAAAGACTTTAAAGATATCCCACAAGCTACTCAGCAACTCATACAGAACAATATCAACTCTATTGTAAAGGCTACTGCTGAGCAGATTGAGAAGCAGTGTGGTACTATTCCTATGGAGCTTCGTGAGATAGTAGAGAAACTACGTGAGAAAAAGCCTGAGATTTTTAACTGGAAGGCTTATTTCCGTCGGATGCTTGGAAGTATCTATGATGTAAATATTAAGTCTACCAGACGCAAGCAAAGCAAGCGATTTGAAGGAGCAGCAGGTATTCAGCACAAGAAGAAAGTTTCTATACTTGTAGCTGTCGATACTTCAGGCTCTGTATCCTCTAAGGAACTTCAAGACTTCTTCTCTGAGATTGAGTATATCTATAAGGCAGGAGCTCGTGTCACTATTCTTGAGTGTGATGCTCGCATCAACAAGATAGTAGAATATGACGGTAAGATGATTCCTGAGATTGTAGGGCGTGGAGGCACAAACTTCAATCCCCCTGTAGAGTATTACATTAAGCATCGTAAAGAGTATGCTTCCCTCATCTATTTCACTGATGGGGAATGTTCTCTTCCTCTCAAGCGTCCTTCTGGCATGGTATGGGTAATCACCTCTAATGGCATGCACCAGGATTTCCCTGGTAAGACAATCTATATTCCAAAAGAAAAGCTATGATACTACAAACAATGACTCCAGAAGAGAAATACTCTCAGATGAGGACAATAGATAACTACATCCGCAATATGTCTTTTAATAAAAGGGTTAGAATACACAAAATATTATCAAAAGCCAAAAGCTTTCCTTACTTCTATACAAAAGATGAAGAAATTCCAGGAATGGGAGTTTGGACTATTATGTGTGAGGCAGAGGCAAAGAGTAGCTTACGCAAAGGAGTTATATGTGTAAGTGCTTTTCAGAAGTATTTTATAAATCATGCTAAAGAATCTATAAATAATGGAGTAGGAATTTATTCATATCAAGGCAGTGATGATGGTGAATTCTATTGCTTTGATTTCACCCCTCATTACTTCAACCGTTTTAGAGAAAGATATGTGGAACCTAAAGGTATTAAGGGACCAAATTTCTTAGAATTAGTAAAAATGGTTTTTCGTGTTCACCACATGTCAATGGATACATGGGATAATGGCTATTATCTAAGCAAAGATGAAGAGGGAAAGTATTATATAGCTAAAGATGATTCATGTATTAAGAAAAAGGGCTATGGAAATCTTATCACTTATCATAGGGAAGGAATAAGTCTTGGTGTTTATTCTTGTAATAGAGGGTATGTGAATTTTACAACTTTTGTTTCCAATGATCTTCTAAAAAAGGAACAAGAGGAGTGTAAAAAGTGCATGATAGAAGAGTTAAGGCAGCACGAGTATCAACTAAGACTTAATCCTTATGCTGTATATAAAAAAGTTGGCTTTAATTACCCTCTTCTCGATGTATGATAACTTCTTTGTACTGCATGTTGCTATTTTATGGCAATTTAATTCGTACTATTAATTAACGAAACAACAATGAATAACTTAAATGAAATGACCATCAGTGAGTTTACTGATGTACTAAATTATCTTCTTGATAATAACCGAGAGTTACAAGATAAAGGTCTAACTCCTATAGCCATAGGCATAGAAGGAGAAGCTGGAATTGGAAAGACTTCCCTCATTCAGCAAGTAGCAGAGAAAAGAGGCATGACTCTTTGTAAGTTGAATCTGTCTCAGCTGGAGGAGGTAGGTGATCTATGTGGCTACCCCCAAAAGGAAGTTCTTGTACAATGGAAATCCAAGGATGGTACTATAAAGACTAAATGGTGGCCTGAAAACCTGAAAGATAGTATCCGTGCAGGTGTTACCATTACCAATAAAACTCGCATGGGATATGCTACTCCTTCATGGCTTCCCAGGGAAGAGAATCCTAATGGCACTATCCTATGTCTTGATGACTATACCAGAGCAAATGCCCTCTTTATGCAGGCTACTATGGAACTCATCAATGAAGGAAAGTATATCTCATGGTCTCTACCTAAGAATACTTCCATACTTCTCACCACTAATCCCGATGATGGACAATTCTCAGTGCAGTCTCTTGACTCAGCTCAGAAGACTCGTTTTATTAACTTTAATCTTAAGCTCAACATCAATGATTGGGCTGCATGGGCTGAGAATAACTCTATAGATGGTCGTGCAATCAATTTTGCTCTCCTCTATGGTGAGGAAATCTTTAAGAAGCACAATGGAGTACAGACCATCAATCCAAGAGCTTATACCACATTCTGTAAGGCTATCTCAGGTATTAAGAATTGGGACGATGAAAACTCTTTGGCCCTCATTCTGAGCATCTCTAAAGGCTGTTTCCTCAATGATAAAGACAATGTAGTAGGTAATCTCTTTACTACCTTCATTGCTCAGAAGATGGATAAATTGATACAGCCTAAAGACATGCTGGAGATGAAGTGGGAAACAGTAGAACCAAGAATCTTCAATTGCGTGTGGGATAGTGATAGATTCAAGCCTGAGATTGCAAGTATTCTTGCTATCAGACTATTGAATTATATCATGTTCTATTTCTCTCAGAAAGGTTCTAAACAGGATGTAGTACAAGATAGGCTTCTTGAGTTCATTGAAAATGGTAGAAAGCTTCTCTCTGACGATTTGCTGTTCCATATCATCAAGACTGTCATCGGTAAGTATCCTGCAAAAACTACCAAACTTTTACTTAATTCTAAAATCCGTAACAAAGTAATACTGTAATATTCTATGGTAAGAAGCAATAAAAAAGCACTATATGGCTTCGAAGACTATACTATTTATACTTTCCGTAATAGTCTAATAGACCCAAACAATAGTATAAGTAGATATGATTTTCATCAGTACCTCTATTATAGTTGGATGCTGTTCATCTGTGGGGATAATATTCCGAGAATAAAATCAGGTTGGGGTGATGAGTATGTTGATTGGAACAAGATGGTACAATATAATGAAGGTATTCTTAGTACAGCCAAGAAACTCTATATCTATCCTGAATGTAAGATTCCGAGAAGTCATGTAGCAAAGAAATACAAGAAGGTATTGAATCCTTGGATGGCAGATGCAATAGTATTGCCAACACAGTTTATAGAAGGAACATTCTATCAGGGGCTATTCTTTATCAACGAGAAGAGAAAAGCCATCTATATCTTGTATGATAATAAAGTAGATGCTCCTTCTCAAGCGCAAGGTGCTCCCTTCCTTGACTTTATCACTCAAGTTCAGTACAATCAAATCTATGCTCTTGAAAAGGGTAACTTAGGAATATTAGAATCAGAATTTCTGGGACACTATTCTTTTATTAGACTTGAAAGTGCTGACCCTACAGCTGAGTTAGATATCTTAAATGGCACTATCCCTTCTGATAAACTGGTGAGAGAAAGTGATGTTATCAAGTCACTCAATGATAAAGACAACGAAATCACTTATGAAAATCTTGTTTCTATTAGGGATATGTTGAATAGCTCAGACCAAGACACTAAAGGCTCTGCTATCAAGGCTCTGGCTGCTATGGACTATATGAGCTGTCCTCAGAGTGTAAAACGTATCTTATGTGAAGCTGGTAATTGGCAGTATAATCCTGCCACCAATACCACTGCTGCTAAGTATATGTTCAAAATACTCCTTAATGGCACAGCAAGAGCCCACATCTATTTCGGAGAAGATACCATCTCTGAAAAAGACTATGAAATCTTTCAGAGGCTAGTAAAAGATTACTACAGAAACAATGAGCCTGGTGCTATTATGTGTCTTAGAAATCTCTCTTTCACCTATGAAGATGCTAACTACAATGTCTATCCACGTCTGAAGAAAGAGTAAGTCCTTTATTGTTGTTGTTTTTATAGTGTCATAATTGATTTCCCTTCTTCTGTCAGGTTTACCCTGATGGGAGGAGGGATTTTTTTTACTAATAACCAGTTAGCTCTTTTATTTACCTGTTTTGTAGCCCTTTTTATTCTCAGTATCTTTGTACCAAAAATATAAATATTTTATTAAGATATGAGCAAAATGTGTCTTTATCCAACTCCTAAGATACAGGAATTGGCAAACAAAATCAAGCAAGAGTATCCTGAAGCATCTCAGAGAAATAACTTCTCTGACCAAATGTGTGCTGAGTGGATTGGTCTATACAATGATGCCAATTCAAAGAATCCTGATGATGTTCCCACAATGAAGTCCTTGGTGAATTTCATTGAGAAGCTGCGTAATAAAGAAGGAATGTCTTTCCTTAGGGATTTGAAAGCAGAAGAAAGACAAAGAGCTATTGAGCAAGAGATGCAAGACATCAAAGCCAGAGCTATTGCCAATGGTACTTTCATGAGGGCTCCTAATGGTAAGCCTACCAATCTTAATGAAAGACAGTGGTTACAAGTTAGAACTAAAGCATTTAAAGATTGGTTTGGTAATTGGGAAAATAATCCTAGTGAAGCTTCTAAAGTAGTAGATGAGAATGGCGAGCCAAAAATAATGTATCACGGAACTCCTTGGGGAAATTTTAATGTATTTAACCCACTATCACCTAATACAGGAGATAGAACTCGTCCTGGTGAAATATTCTTTTCTTCTGTAAAATGGTGGGCGGATAGTTATACTACTGGCACATTTAATGAAGGAACAAAAACTCCAAAAACATACGCAGTATTTCTAAATATAAGAAACCCATACAAAAACTCAGAACCAACAACTAGAGCAGAAGCTAATGCCGTTTTATTTGAACAGTTTGGGACAATACTAACAGAGGAAGAATACAATGCTATTTATGAGAAATTAGATGAAAAAAATGCACTAAGTGAACAACTTGGACTTTCTCCTCATTTATATAACGTACATGAAATAATTTCAGAATATTTTAAACAAAAGGGAGATGTTGCCAGGTTTAATGAGGTGATGAAAAAAGCTATTGCTTCTGGCTTTAATGATGGAATGATTTATCTTACTAGAGAAGAGTGGGAAGGAGAACCTATTGTATTTAAAGATGGAGTTAAAAGACAAGTGTGGGTTACGTCTCCTAACCAAATCAAATCGGCTGTTGATAACAATGGTGAATTCTCTATTGATAGTAACAGTATCCTTGCTAGCCCTCAAGCCTATGAGGAAATCCCTGCAGAGCTAATGGGAGAAATAGCTGATGAAGTTGCATCAAGAGAAGCCTATGACTCTTTAGAATCTTCGGACCCCGATTTAAATAAAAAATTTGGCGGTAAAACAGAAGCAACTGTTTCTGAGATATTAAATAACTTACTGCAAAATGATTCTCCATTCAATGATTTCATAAAAACTCTCTTAGATAATATTGGTGAGATTGGTAATATTAAAGTCAAACTTGTTCCTAACTCACAGTCTAAAGGATATGCAGGATTCTATGATACTATTGAAAATACCATTTACATTAACAGAAATGCTACTTTCAAGGGTAAGGATGGTAAAGTTGATAATAGCATTCTTCATGAGATAATTCATGCTATTGTAGCCAATTCTCTCAATACAGCCAAGCATAGGGAGGAACTGAATAGCATCTTTGAGGAAGCAAGAGAGAAAATTCTCAAAAAGTATAATGTCAATACCTTTGAAGAGTTGCCGGAGAATCTTAGAAGAGGCAGGCTTTATGGTCTTAGTAATCTTGATGAGTTTGCTGCGGAGTTCTTCACTAATAGTGAGTTTATCTCAGAACTGAATGATGAGAATACTTTCGGTAAGAGGTCTGATAAAAAATCCATTATTAGCAAACTGTTAGAATGGATTAAGAGCCTTCTTCCTAAAGGCGTAACAGAGACCTATAAGCGTAGTGGAGAAATCCTTGAGGATATTCTCCTTAATTCTGGTGGAAATATTCAGACTAATAGAAATCTTCTTTCTGGTGATAATAGTGCTGCTAACACTCAAAACCTTCCTGGCCCAGAAACTAAAATTAACATCTATGCTGGTACTGGTGAAAATGCTGATTTAAGTAATTTTGCATACAGACCTTTTAAAATTGAAAATAGTGATACTGTTGCTTGGATAGGGGAAGGCCCCGTAGAATTTAAATCAGTAGAGCAGTTCTTTCAAGCATCGAAAGTGATGTTTGGCTCTGAAACTCCTGAAAATGAGAAGTTGTTAAGAGAAATAATGAATACTACTGATGGTAGTAGGCTAAGGGCATTGGGAAAATCTCATATAGAAGGATTTGATAGTAAAAAATGGGATTCTGAGAATAATTCTAATTATATTATGAAGAAAGGGTTGACAGAATCTTTTAAACAAAACCCTCAAGCCCTTCAAAGACTTCTTGCTACAGGTACTGCTACTCTTACTCATACTCAAGATAAAGGTAAATGGGGTACTGAATTCCCAAGACTTCTTATGGAAGTAAGAGATGAGTTGAGGAAAGCTTCTCAGCAGCAACCTACATCTACCATAGACCATCGCTTTAAACAAGGCATAGAAACTCTTGCAGGTTATTATGAAGGAGGTGGCAGGCTTATTACCGATGATTTCCCTGGAGTGCCTAAGAAGCTTGATGATAAATTGAATAATCACTTTATGGGAGGAGAAGAACTCTCTGATGATGATTATCGTGAATTGGCTAAATATATTAGTGTAGTTAAAAATACTGATGCTAATACCTCTCAGGGTTGGCCTTATATTGCTGTGCCTAAACAACATGCCCAAGCTTCTTCGCAAGCTTCTGAAGCTGCATCGTTGGCTGCAAGTGCTACTACATTTGGTACTGCTCCTACAGCTGAACAGCAGGCAGAAGCTCAAAGGAAGTATGAGGAAAAGAATACTCCTAAACCAAAAGCAGAAAGACCTCGGTCTAATGCCTTTGAGTCGGCACTGAAAGTAACAGAGAACAGAATTACTCAGTTCTATCAGACTTTCACTCCTCAACAAATCAAGGACAGAGGCACTATGATTGCTGATTATTTCTCTGACATCATTGATGATTATATCCTTGATGAGCTTGACAGGCTAAATGATATTATTGAAGATGACGATGCTACTGCTGAAGAAAAAGAAGAAGCACGGAAAATAAGAAACCTCCTCCGTGATCCTATCAATGGTCGGCAGTATGCTGCCAATAAGATTCAAATTGGTAACATCCTTGACCAAATTAAAGATAAGATTAGAAGGAAAGTCAATAGTTATGATGGTGTAAAAAAGCAACTGTGGCAGAATACTCTTGATTTCTTTAAAGAATTGTTCAATAATCAGGCTTCTCTTGAGATTGAAGAGCAGGAAGGCATTCGCATCATAGGCTTGCAAATGGTTGAAAAATCTCCTGACGATGTAGTCAATGAAGAAGAAAATGATGGTAATGATGAAACTGGTCATATTGTAAGTGGTAATGATGGTTGGCTCTTCCAAGCAAGATTTGAAGACCCTGCTGCTTCTCTTTCTAAAAAAGTAAGAAGAATGCTCTATAACATTAAGAGAAGCCGTGAGGATGCTGATGATTTAGGTCATACTCGTAAATACTCCAGCGGTCAGGTATATGCTACTCTGCTTTCTTATCTGGCTAAAAATATGCAGAATCCTGATGACTTCATGCAGGTAATAAAGCCCGATGATTATGAAGACATTTATGACCATTATGGCAATGAGGTAACTCAGGAACTCTATCCCTATGGCTATCCCACATTCCCTGTACTAGAGAAGATGAGGAGTCAGTACCCTTGGGTAGAGCAGATTATCAATCGTCTTACTGATGACTATCTTGATGCGGAGTGGAACACTTGTATTGCTTATCCTTCTACTTATGGAGCTATGGCTTCACAGTTCTACACTAATTTTAGAAAAGTATTTATTCCTTATGCTAAAATTCAGGTAGGTGAGGGTAAGTTTGGTATCACTCCTTTAAATACAGAGATGGAAGTAAGATGTCAAAAAGACAAGCTTGCAGCCAACTTTAATAACGGTATTGTTCTTACTGATACTGGTATCTATAATACAGACACCACTATCAACCGTGAGCATGCAGAGGACCTGAAGGATTTTATTCAAGAAATAATTGATGGGGATAATGTAAGCCATGCTTACTCTTTGTATAGAGATAGTTCCTCAGAGGATACTATTCTTGAGCAGGAAGATATTGACGACTTCAATAAATTTGTAGACCAAGCAGTATTTATTCTGCAGTCCTTTGGTATTTCTTCTAACAGGGAGAATGTTATTGCTATACTTGCTCAAACTGAAAATGGACAGGCTTTCACTGATATGATGAAAGACCTTTACTATGTAGCTGACACTGTTTCCAAAATATCTGACGAGAATGCTGCTAACTTCAACTATCTTGTAGACCTTCAGTATGTAGGAGGTGAAAAAGTGTGGAATAAATTCTTTGAAGGGCGTGGAGTAATTACTGATGAAAGCTATATGCAGTCTTTCTATGATTCTGCTTCCAAGAAAACCCGTTATAGCTATTCTGCCGATAACTATCTTCAGAAGATTTTCAGAGGTCTCTATAATCCTGACAGAGATGAACGTCGCAAGTTCATTGAAGAACATTTCATGAAGTATGAGTGGTTCTACAACCACAAGACTAATACATGGAGAAACCGTTGGCTTGAACATCTCTATAATGCTCAGGATATAACTAACGAGCTTCCTTATAGAAACATTAACAACATCACTGAGTACGATGAGAATACCAAAGTAAGGGATTACTCTAAATGGACTCCTGATGATGTGTGGCTAGTGCAGAATAGAAGTTACAAAGACGATGCTGCCTATGCTTACTATTTGGCCCCCATCTTCTCTGATTCTCCAATGTCAATGACTGTCAAAGGCCCTGTAATGAGTTCCTCTGAAGTTCTTGATGCCCTTGTTGACCTCGTTGACCAGGAGTTATGGAGAATTAAATATGTTAATGAGAGAGCACAGGCTATAGAAAGAGGAGAAGTTAAAGAGATAGCAAACTTTGATGGTAAGCGTGGTAGACAATTCTGCTTTATTCCTGAATTAAATACTTTCACTTTTGAGAATGGCGAGACTCTTCTTGATGTTCTCAATAGAATGAAGGAAGGAAAAGATGAAAATGGTAATCACAGGAATTATACTGCTCAAGAGATAGATGACATTAAGAGAAATGCCATCATGCAGGTAATGACACAGAAAGCACAGGAATATCTTGATGAATTCCGTGGTGAATACACTGATGAGATTGATCCTGAAGCTTTCTTGCGTAGCTATATGAATATGGAGTATGCCAATGCTTCTATTATTCAATTCACTACCATTGACCTTGCTTTCTATAAGTCTGATGTTGATTTCCAAAAGCGATTCAAAGAAGTGTATGCTGGAGGTATTCAGCTAAACACCAATTCTCGCTATGGACAAAAGACTGAGAATGTCATTATTCTTACTGATGATATTATTACATCTCCTTCTTATACTGATATTGCTAAAATAATCAATGACTCTACAAAGCTGTCTGCAGAAGATAAGAAGCATATTCTCAATATTTTCAAAGAGGTAAATGTAGCTGATGCTCAAGCTATCAGAGCCATGCACTCCTTTAGGTCTGTCATGGATATGATGGGCAGATGGGATGAAAGGTCTGAAGAAGCTCTTGAGCATTTTAAGAATGGTACATGGAGCAGAGAGGACTTTGATGTTATCTACCAGACCATTAAGCCTTTTGTCTACACTGTCATTGACAGAAATGATGGCTTTGGTGGTGTGATTCCTGTTCCTCAGCAGCATAAGAACTCTGAGATTTGTGCGCTGATGATGTACAGTCTGATTACCAATGACCTTCATTCTCCTGTCTATGAAGCTCTCTCTGAGTTTATGGATAGAAAGGATACTGATGGTAACTATCTTATACACATGGCTCAGTTTGAGTCTGCTGGTAAGGTAGGTAATCAGGGTGTCATCAATATTAACTTCAATCCCAATAAGGTTATCAGAGCCATTGATGAAGGTTTGACTATCAATGGTGAAGAGGTTCTATTTATTCCCAATAGTCCTAATACTCTTAGTAATGCAGAAGCTAACTATAGAGCAATTAAAGAGCAGCTTGATGAATTACTGGATGCACAAAAAATTTCTCAGGAGGATTATAATAAGACTATTGCTTACTTGCGTCCTACTAAGGACGAGATTATCAGTATGCTTGAGCAAAGTGCTCTCATTACCAATGAGGATGGTTCCCAAGTTATCAATCCCGAAGTAGTACACACAATCCCATTTGATAACTATTATCAGGCACAGCCTACTCCAGAGCACCATATTGATGCTGAAGCCACTTTTGGTTCTCAGGCTCGTAATATTTCTGTGGCTGACCTGCCTGATGATTTCCAACTTACCCTTCAAGTAAAAGGTAAAACTATTACTCTGAAAGGTAAAGATGCTGTGGTCGATTTCTACTATGAACTTCTCGATGAAAATCTGATTGAGGATTTCTTTGGTAAGGGCAATAAGAAAGGTCTGAAGGATGTCTTTGCTTCTAAGGAGGCTTTCTGTGAGGCAGTCACTGATATTGTCAGAGGCAATCCTAAGTATGGCAAGGACTTTGTTGATGCTCTCAGAACTGACAGCGATGGCAACTTTGTTCTCTCTCCTAACTCTCCTACAATGTTTACTCTTATGCAGGAGTTGGTTACTTCTCTCTTTAAGAATCGTATTACCAAGCAGAGAATCAATGGCGCCGCTCTCATCCAGGCTGCAGGTATTGGTCTGGATACAAATCTTAGACTTGTCAAAGATGCTGAAGGTAATATTGTTGGAGCACAATGTTTGATGCCTCTTACCTCGGAAAGGTTCTTTAAGCCTTTCCTTGAAGAACGAATCATTAATGGCCAGAAGAAAATGGTTCTCAATCCAGAGAAGCTGAAAGAGGCTGGTCTTGATAAGGCTATTGGTTATCGTATTCCTACTGAGAATAAGTCTTCTATGCTCCCTCTTATCATTGAGGGCTTTACTCCTCTTCAGAATGGTTCCTGTATCATTCTTCCCGCAGAGATTACAGCACTTGCTGGTTCTGACTTCGATGTTGATAAAATGTTTATCATGCTTTCTGAGTTCTATATTCAGAACTATGACATGGACAAGGCTCTTAAAGCCTATGCAAGAATAGAGCATCAAGCAGCCCAAGAGGTAATCAATGCTTTAGGCAAGGCCAACATTAATGATTTGGATATTGAGGAGGTGCCCAGTCAAAATTTCAGAGAGTGGTTCAATGAGCATAAGGATGAATACCTTCTTGATAAGCCTATTATTAAGCGTGTTGAGTATGATTTCTCTAAATCTCCCAAAGAGAATGGAAGAAAAGCACGTAACAATATGCTTATTCAGATGATTTATGGCATTCTTACTTCTGAAGCTGGTAATGAATCTCTTCTTAATCCCCAGGGATACGACAACTTTAAGGCAGCTGCAAAACTGAATAGGATTATCAATGATCCTGTTCTAAAAGAACAGCTGCTGAAAAACTATGCTCAGGGAGTTTCTGAAGTAACCCCTTCTGCTGAGCAAATTAAGCAGATGTTCTTAGAGAAGTATAAGGAGATTGATGCTAGCCGTCTTGATGAAATAAGGAAGACTCTTTCCAGCATGTCTGATGAACAAATCATCAATGCTTATATTGAAGCTACTGTAGCCGAGAAAGATGATGTTGTTGACTTCCTTCTTAATTCATCTCTTAAAGAAAGAGAAGATTTTATTAAGCGCTACAGTGCTACTGAGTCTCCTATCTATCCTCAGACCTTTGCTCATTCTCATGCTCGCAATATGGCAGGTGATAACCAAATTGGTATCTATGCTATTCAAGGCTCTATGGCTGCTAAGTATCAGAGAGCAAAGATTCTACTTAGACCAAATCAGCAATTCAAGATAAATGGCCGTACTATTAATGATGTTGATGCTTCTGAAGATGGTAAGCGTCTGAAGAGAGTAGGTGAAATGATTGGTGCATCTGCCGATAATGGTAAAGACCCTAACCTTTCTGATGCTGGTTCTACTTCTAAGACTGCTCCTATCATTGGTTATATGCTTCGTTTAGGGTTAACTCATGAGGAAGCTGTTCTTCTTATCAACCAGCCTGCAATGAAGGATTGTAATTTTGATGCCAGCAAAATGGAGAAACAGTATCCTGGAATTAAAAAGGTTCCTGTAGGAGAACTTAATACAAAAACTCTTATAAAAGCAATTTTGAATCCTTTCAGTGTTTCTGCTACAGAGCAACAAGCTATTGATGCTGTTTGCTACAGAATCCTTACACAGGCTAAAGCTATGGAGGGTCTGACTATGATTTCCCGTGCTGACTCTCCTAATGGTGCTATGCAGAACTCTTTTGCCAAAGCAAGGGTTCAGCAATACATGGTAGAGCTGTTTAATGCTCAGATGGAACAGAATGAATTCCCATTCTACCGTATTAATGAGGTCATCAACAACAAGACTGTTGATGTATCAAAGGGCGAGGATGCTGTCAGAGAAGCCTTGAAAGCACAGCCTATGGCATTCCTCCATGCAATGTATGGACTTGGAATCAATTCTCTGAATGATTTGGCCTCTCCTTACTTCTTTATGCTGTCTAAGCATTTTGATGATGCTATTGTAAAACCTATTCTCTATAATCAGAATAGTAACTTTAAGGATAGTCTTGAGGATTTGGTGAACAGAATCTATCTTCAGTACATTACTTATGTCCTCTCTTCTTCTCCTCTCTTTGGAGATGAGACAAATGCTGATGGCACTGTTACTACTATGAAGGAAAAGAGGGATTATTACTTGAATTCTTTTGCTGATGACTTTGCTAAGATACTGCAAGAGAATGATGCTATCAGAGACCAAATAGGTAGTATTCTTCAAAGGGACGGTAACAGAGTAGTTCTCAGAGATGTAGGTTCTTTAGCCAAAGGACAGAAGGATGCTATTTCAAGAAGGTTTGATGCTTTGATTTCTTTAGGAGAAGAAGGTCAAAAGTTGGCTAAAGACTTGCTTCTTTATTCCTTCTATGATTCAGGACTTAATTTTACTCACGACTCTTTCTCTTCAAGGTTATCTACTTACTTCTTGTCTCAGTTCCCTGCTTTCAAAGATATTCTGCAGCAGCTTGACAATCCTCTTACCGAAGAACAAGAACAGAATTTCGTCTATCAGTTCCTTTTGAGTAATAAAGATGCCGCTTATAGTGTGGATGGTATAATCAAGAGAGATGAACACATTATTGACGAGGATATAGTCATTGATATGAATGATTATAAGATGAATAGGAAGTTTGTCAACACTATTCTCAGTCCCAATCCTCGTATGACTGGTGTACAGCCCTATCCTTATATCTCATTTGACGGTGATATCTATGTGCTGGATTCTGATGCTTACGATATGAATCCTGCACAGGCAAGGTATCACAAACTTGATGATTATCCTACCAGCAGTTATAGACCTATCTACAATATGAATAAGTCTGTTGCTCAAATGGCTGACGAATATAACAATGTACAGCCGCAACAGCAGCCACAAGAGAAAAATGTTAATGAGAATAGTGTAGACATTGCTCATAATGACAGTAATGACAATCCTGCTGTTGATAATAGTGATAGCTATAATGGTCCTGAACCTCCTGATTTTGGTGATTTCAGTGGTATTGATGATGTTGCTGCTCCCAGTCCTTATAATGATGAGGACACTCTTCAAGACCCTATGTGTTAAACGAAAAAATAAATAACAAAATATATGGCATTAAGTTGTAGTTTTATTCCCCGAAATAAGAATGGTGAAGAATTAAAAGGTTTCCAAACCTATCGCAAGGAACTTGGTTATGAAACAGCTGCCGAAGTGTTTACCAAAGTGTTGTCTCCTACTTTCCAACGTGACTATAAAAGCAAGTTGGAGTTTGATAGCCAAGGGGTGCCCACTTATCAAAGTGTCCTTACTGTGCCTTATATAAAAAATTTGATTGGTAATAGTAAGCTCATAAAGGCTGAGCAGAAAAAGTTTTCCTTTGTTCCAAATACAAGGGAGAACTTTAATCGTTTGATTCTTTCTGCACAGGCTTATAATACTTCTTCTGACCTTCGTGATAATCTGGTGGCAGTAGTTACTCCTTCTGATAATAGTCAGGAGATTAGAGTGGAAATACGAGAAAAGAACCCTGCAAACATAGAGGAATTCCGTAATCAGTATGGGGCTACTCGGCTTAATCAAGCTCTTGAAGGGCTTCTGAGTGATGCTGGTGTGACTGTAGATTTGTTGGAAGCTAATGAGCAGACAAATGGTAGAGTTGATTTCTCAAAGGCTTCTTCTATTGCTGATGGTTTCAAAAGTTTAATTAGCATTGCCAATGGTATGGAAGGTGAATTGGCTCTTTCTGAAGAGTTTGCACATCTTTTGATTGGTATGTTTAGAGAGGAACCTCTTATACAGCGTAGTCTTAGGACTCTTACTAATAATGACAACCTTGTAAGGGAGATTCTTGGTGATGAGTATGAGACAAACAGGGCTCATTATACAGAGAATCCTAACTATGATACTTTTGGTAATGAGGTATCTATTGAAGAAACCTTAGCAGAGGAAGCACTTGGAAAGGTACTTCAGGAAAAACTAAAAAACTCCTCCACCACCGTCACCTCAACAGAAGATGAAAGTCCTCAGTCTAAATCTTTAAAAACTCTTGTACAGCGTCTTGTAAATATGCTGAAGAGAATATTTAAAGGAAAAGATGCTGATGCTATTACAAAGGCTAAGAATGAGGTTGACAGCTCTATGAACGATCTTGCCAAACAAGTTCTCCAAGGCACAAAAAAAATCAAGAGAGAAGAAGTCATCAAGGCTCAGCGCAATGCTAAGTTTAATCAGCTCAAAGAAGGCACAGATAAGATAATTCAGCTTCTTCGTAATGCTGATGAAGTAGAGAGGAAACGTAGCAAGATAGCTCCCAAGGAAATGACTGACGATATCAAAAAACGTATCATTAAGTTAGAAGCTCTCATCAGTGATACTCGTAAGCTTGAGGGTGTTCATACTTATGCCAAGTGGGCTCTTACTGATCTTCAGGATGCTATGGAGAAACTGGATATCTCAGGAACTCTTGAGACAAGTGACTTTAAATATCTCCGTCATCTGAAGGCTACTATTGATTCCTACGCTGAATTTATCCGTGATTTCCATGAGATTCTTGATGAAATTGGTGATGAAGCCGTCATTACTATTGATGGTGAAGAAGTAAATCTTCGTGAGCTTTGGAAAGAAATCAATGACATATATGAGTCATGTATTACTTCTTTCAAGAATCAGGCTCTTGCTGCTTTTTCTGATTATCTGGCTCCTATCTATGAGAAATCTCCTCTCAGAGATGAGAGAGGCAACATTATTCCTCTTAAAGATGTATTGATGGGAGAAGACTTTGATATTTCAGAGTTTGACCGATGGCTCACTTCTATGGGTAATTCTTCTTCTATTATCCTTCAGATGTTTGATAAGGCAGTGAAGAATGCCAAAGACAGAGCAAGACTTAAAACTATGAGGAGCATCCGTGATATATGGAAAATTCGTGATAATGCTGAAAAGCGTGGAATCACTTCCTTTGAATGGATGTTTGAGAAAGATAGTGATGGTCATAAGACAGGTAACTATATTTCCAAATACAATCAAGGTAAATTCAAGAAGGACGAGGAGAATATGAAGAAACGCCTTCTTGATAAATATGGAAAGCATCCTATGGGAGAAGATGCCCGTAAGATGCAGGAAGAAAGAAGATTGTGGTATCGGGAGAATGCCGAGTTTGACATGTTTGGTAATGCATATCCAAACGAAAACTATAGGAATTATGACTATGACAAACTATCCAAAGCTCAAAGAGACACTTTGGATGAAATTATTGCCTATAAGACGAAAATAGAAGCTCAGCTACCAAGAGAACGTCGGGATACTAATAGAGCCATACAGAGAAGAAGAGGAGGTTCTCAGCGTGCTTTAGATGCTGTTTCCAATCCTTCCCAGGCTATTGAAGGAATTAAAGAAAGCATTAAGAGTGCTTGGCGAAGAACTGAGGATGATGACCAACTGTGGGGAGAACGCACCAATGGTCTTACTGATTTTACTGGTAAGGAATACCTAACTCTCCCTGTTCTCTATACCAACAGATTAAAGAATCCTGATGAGCTTTCCATTGATGTCATTGGTGACTTGATGTGCTATGCTTACATGGCCAATAACTATGAGGAAGTAGCAGCTACTTATGACCCTCTTGAGATTGGCGTAGATGTTCTTTCCAGTAAGGAGTTCACTAAGAATATTGGTACTAAGGCTAAAGAGGAAACCATCAATGCTTTAGGTAGAGTTACCAAAAGAAACATTAAAATAGGCAGCAATACCAACTTCCAGAAGAAACTTCGTGATTACCTTGAATGTCAGGTTTACGGTAGATATCTTAAAGAAGACGATGTTATAGGCCCTAATTGGCAAAAGCGCATAGGTGTATTCCAAAAGCTTACTTCTATGGCTTATCTTGGATGTAACTATCTTGCAGGTGTTGCTAACGTAGCAACTGCTGTAGGTATGCAAAATATTGAAGCCGCTGCAGGAGAATTCTTTGGAGCAAAGCAACTTGCTGCTGCTGATGCTGAGTATGCTAAGTTAATGCCTGCTTTCTTGGCAGAGCTTACAAGTAGGACCAAACAAAGTGAACTCGCTCTTTTTGATGAGTTATTTGATGTTCGACAGAATGCCAAAGACAAACTTCATAATGTTCAAATGAAAAATATATTCAGGCGTTTCTTTGGGCAGAATTGGCTCTTTGTGCAACAGGGCATGGGTGACCATTGGATTTATAATCGTACTGCATTAGCAATGGCAAAAAGCAGAAAGATTAAAGTGAATGGCAAAGAAATGTCTGTATGGGATGCTCGTGAAATCATTACTGATGAAAATGGCTACAAAATAATGCAAATTAAACCTGGAGCAAAGAATCTTGATGGTTCTAACTTCAGTGCTACAGCTTTCGCAAGGGAGATAGCTCACATCAATCATACTATTGCAGGTATCTATAATGATGAAGACCAAAATGCAGCTAATAGAACTGTTATCGGTAAACTTGCCCTTCAGATGCGTAAATGGATTATTCCTCAGATGATGCGCCGCTTTGAGAGCAAACGTACTATTATGGATATTGGTAAAGAAGAGGAAGGCTACTATATAACTGCATATAGACTAGCTAAAGATATTTGGAAATCAGGATTTAAGATTGCTTCTGAGTGGGATAGACTTAGTAAGGAAGAGAAGGCTAACTGCAGAAGGGCCCTCACTGAAATCCTTCAGACTTATTCTTTATGGATTATTGTTTCAATGCTTGGAAGTGGAGTCAAAGACCCTGACAGAAGCTGGGCAGCAAAGTTTGCTGAATACATGCTCAATAGAGAGGTTCATGAATTAGGATTCCTTACTCCTGGACCTATGATGTTGACAGAGGGATACAAGACCGTTACTTCACCTATGGTAGTTCTCTCTGCTGCTAATAGTCTTGCTCAAGCTATGATGACTACAATGTGGCCAGGTAACTGGTTCCCAGATGATGATGAACTGATTAAGAGTGGTAGGTATGAAGGACACAGCCATATCTATAAAAGGTGGATGGAATTGCCATTACCACCAATGACTCAGTTCAGACAGATTGATAAATTCTTGGATGACCTTGATACAGGTACTAAATATTATTCAAGAGACTATAAGTAAAACAATTAAGGGGAGTACAAGTTGCTCCCCTTTTTATTCCCATTTCCAACACTCTCTTTCAAAATCTATAGCTTCCCAAACCTTTAAATAATCCTTATCTTCTAATAAAGCTTCCGCAGCATCATTATGTGCAATGTCTACATCCTCATTAATAACTACCCAATAATGCTTCCATTCTAGCACAAAGTTACTATTATAGGTTTCTACATACAACTTAATGATACCATATCCCATAGTAGGATCGTCCTCAAGTGCTCCTTTGTAATCAAAGAAGAATCTTGCTTTCCTTACCTCTGGGGGGCTACTAAGTCTTAGGCAAAGTTCTAATATGTTTAAAGAAGTCTCTAGGTTGCTCATAACAAAATAACGGCAGAGATATATTTTTATTGTATCCCTGCCATCATTTTCTGAAAATATTACATCTTTATCCGTGACATTCTAGCCACTGTTCTCTTTCTGTTACTGAGAGATTATTCCAAATATTTTCAGTCATTCCCTCGTTCATAAGGCTCATTTGCTGCTCTGAAGATAATCTGCCCCACTGAGTCATTTCTCTCCTTGCAACTCTTGCCTGCAAAGCCTGTTGTTTTTCTTTATATTCTTTTAGTGCCTGAGCATAATCTGATGTCCTTTTTTCTTCTTCGGCCTCTTTCCATTTAATGTAATCACTGTTTAACATAACTTCCTTAATATCATAACTATGAGTTTTTTCATTCCAGTGTCCTATTGGTCTATATCCCTGTGCTTGCCAATAATTTACATATCTATTCCACTTTCCAATAACAGCTTCTTTATTAAGTCCTTTAAGTCCCCTCGATATTCCATCATTGATAATATACTGTACCATAGGGTCATTTTTATCAAGAGAATAATTCTTGGCAAGACTATAGAATGCATTGCCGCTTCTAAGGCTTCTTGGTATGCTATCACTAAACTCACCATTATTAATCCTGTAGAACAACTGATGTATTGGAGCTCTATAGCCACTGATGTTCCTAATAGCATTGATTAGCTTTCTGAATACTTTCAGTATTGGGCCTATGATAGGAGTCTCTCCTCTTTGTACATACTTTCTGAAGTCTTCTGCAAGAAGTTCCTCTACAAGTGCTGTATCCTTCTCCTTATAGTGCTTCACAGCTGCCTCGTAGAGATTATCAAGTTCCTCATCACTGAGCAATGTCTGAGTAACAGCATGGAAAGCCTCATGATAGATAGTACCTCTTGCAGCCATATCAGACAAAGTGATAATACCTTTCTCAAATCTACCCCATGCCCAGTGTTCTTCACCAGGAATTTCCAAAAGCCCATGAAGCAGATGCAGTCTTTCTTCAGTATTAAACATTGGAAGATTCTTTTGTAGCCACTTTCTTTCTTTCTGAATGTTTGCCTTTCTTTGTGCTTCAGTGGTTGCCCTTCTATATTTAGCACCTTCACTGACAGTTAGATTTCCGCTCTTGGCATACTTATTAGCTTCTTTGAGCTTCTCCTTCATGTCATCAAGGTTCCTATAATCAAGAGTTACTTTCTCTCTGCCGTACTCTAGAACAATTCCAATGCCTGCATTTGCCATTTTTAACTTCAGCGCTGCAGGAATAGCATTCCAGGCATCTTGGTTCCTTCTATTAATAATGCCTGCATCAGCAACATCCTTTTCAATTTCAGTAAGTGTCTTTCCTCCTCTTACTTTATCCATGTCTTCCTCAGAAACACCTGCAAGAATCAAGTCTAACTCATCATCTCTTTGCTGCTGAATACTTCTTGCTATTTGTTGATTAAGTGAATCTAGGGACTGCTTTGCACCCTGTCTGAACAAATCTAGATTTGAGTTTTGAGGGTCTTCCAAATCGTTTGTTTCCTTGGTGCCATCAAATCTCTCTCTTATAGTAAAAATACCAAAAGTATCTCTAAGTTTATTTGGCATTCTATTTATTGCCCATGCGATTTCATTACTATCAACATTTGGATTTTCTGCTTTCATTTGCTTATGAAGAGCATGTGCATCACCATCAATTTTTTCATACTCTCCTGAAGTAAAGAAATCCTGAAGTTCTTTAGGTAAATAGTAATTTACCATATTATTTATTTGTTCTTCGGATGGATAAACAGCATCTTCTCCTTGAAGAGTATTTACTTGTAGAGTAAATTTTTTCTTACTATTACTAAAGCCTATTATTGCAGTTCTTCCTGACCCATCTATTGCTTTTATAGTTATTTGCAATCCACCGTCTGTATCATCATACACGTCAAGAATATCTTGTTTGTGCAAAAGTTTACTGTTCTGCACTCTATGCTCAGGTGTATCTGACCATTGTTGCTTTGTAGGCTGTTGAGCACTATCATTAGAGAAGGAAATAGCACCTTGGGCTACTTGCTGTGTTGAAGTAGTTTCTTCTGTATTTGAAGTAGTAGTAGCAGGAGAAACATTAGAAGTAGTTTGATTCTCTTGCGTAGTATTACTCTTTCTAATAAGTGTAATCAGCTTATTCCTAAATCCACTATGTTCAATAAGCCACTTTGCAGCCGCAGGACTCCTATTAAATGCTTTCTCTATTAATCCAGCAATCTTTTGAGTGTCTAATGATGGGTCAATCTCAAGAATGTCATCAATAATAGCATTACTTCCTGCGACATTAAGACTTCTAATATTATCATTAATATAAGTCCTAATCTCATTCCTTCTTTCTCTTCTCTCATCTCTTTGCTTATTAAGAGATTCCTGCCCTGCATTGACACCTGTACCTTGAGAAGCTTTTACAAATTCAACCTTTCCATTATCTGTAATTTTACAAATTCTGACTTCTCCATCCAAGGTTATTTTAAAGTTTTTTGTCTTGTCTGCCTGCTGTGCAGCTTTCACTTCAGCAAGAAGCAGATTCACTTCTTCATCACCTTCTATAGGAATCTCTTCCTTGGTTGTTGGGTCTATTCTTACTGCAGTAAAGTTATCAGTATCTATCTGAATAGTCCTACCATTCAGATTCACTGTCTGCTTTCCTGACTGCTGGTATCTTACTTCATTTCTCTTATTTCCTGCCTGAGTAGAAAGCTTAATAGTAAACCAGTTGTTTCTTGTGTGAGTAGTGTTCTTTGGAAGATTAACTTCCGCAATCTCTCCTATTACCTTATTGTAATCCGCTGTCCTACCTCCCTTTCTACCAATCTTAGTATTGATAAACTGTAGACTGATATTGATATTAGTACCACTCATCTGATTAGCTATAGCAGTAGCCATAGCAGTCACATCTCCAGTATTTGGTATTGTAATATCTATCTTCCTGTCTGCATCAACCAAGCTCTGCAGATGCATGATAACCTGATTGTCCTTAATCTCTACAGTACTCTTAGCTCCTTCCTGTGGTCTTACTTGAAGCAATGCCTGTATAATATCCATTGCTTCTTTATAGGAGTTTGCATCTTCCTTTTTATTGATAGCATCTTGAAGCAAGCTTGTAATTGATTCCGTCAGCAGTCTATAGAGTTCTGTTCCCTGATGTCTTTGAGCATCAAAAGCTTTGGTATAGAAAGGCACAGCCATCAAAGCTCCAGAGGCTGAAGGCATAAGCAGGTAGGGCTGTCCTATATTACCAGTCCTAGTACCTCTTGCAGCGCCGCCTCTTCTGTCCTTCTTATCTCTTGAAGTGGCAATAGTCTCTCCTGTAACAGATATACCAAGCAGCAAGTTCTCATTGCCCATCACATCATTCAGAGTATTCACCTCACTACCAAATGGCACCATACCATTCAGTACCTGAGAAATCTCTGACATAAATGGACTCTTAGTTCTGTTATTAAAAGTAAGTCCAAGATTCTCTACACCGTCTTTCTGAAGAGTCTTGTCTGCTATAGCTTCATTACATCCTGTCTGCTTTCTCTTCTCTTCAAAAGCATCAAAGAGCATTTTCTGGGTAGATACAAGTTCCTTTACTTGCTGAGTCATCTTTGACTCATCACCATTGTTATAAGAGGGCTCTAACTGGGCAAGAGGTAAATCTCCAAGTACTTCCCCATTATCATTAAGCATCAAGATAACAAGTGCCTGCGATTTCTCTTCTTCAGTACAGTCTTCAAAGTATTTA